TGGTGACGTTCTTCAAAACTCTGTTGTTCGTGTTACTTGGAAAAGAACAGGAACAGATGAGACAGGATCCAGTCACAGTTTCCTAAGCAATTCTTGGTTTACATCTGCAGATACTTCAGTAGACGATTTTATCAACTTCTTTAGTCTTACAGAAGAAACAGTTGTTGGATGGATTGAAAACAAACTGACTGCAGGCGAAATCTTAAAAATCGACAATATCATCGAAAGAAGAATCGACAAGAAAAATACTATTGTCAGACAAGTACCTTGGTCTTGACAAGACACTATTGACGTGATATAATATTAGCATTTGAAACATTAATTATGGAGGTGTCATGCACGACATGCATCTTTATGGGCTTGCAACCTTTGCATTAAAGCGAGGCGGTAAGATACATCCCATAACTCTCCCCAAAGAACTTACTGGCGAAACAGGGATAATGAACCCTTCCATTTTCATGCATAATGGAAAAATTCTTATGAATGTTCGTCATGTAAATTATACCCTTTACCACAGTGAAGGGAAAAAGTGGCCTCACCAGTTTGGTCCACTTGCATACATCCACCCAGAAAACGATGTGACACTCACAACATATAACATCATGTGTGAACTTGATGAGAATATGAATGTTGTACATGCAGGGCGTATTAATACTTCTGAACTAGATACAGAACCCACTTGGAACTTCATTGGTCTTGAAGATGGGCGACTTTTCTCTTGGGATAATAGACTTTTCCTTTGTGGTGTTCGTCGTGATTGTTATGATGACAAAGGCACTGGTCGTATGGAAATGCAAGAGATTGAATGGATTGATAATGAGTGGAAAGAAGTTGCACGTCACCCGATTCCTGCACCACCACCAAACGAAACGTATTGCGAAAAGAACTGGGTTCCAGTACTTGACATGCCATACCATTTTGTCAAATGGACAAATCCTACAGAAGTAATTAAGTTCAATATAGAAGAGGGTACTACAGAAACGGTGGTACTTGATGAGAGTAAGAAGATCCCTCTGCCTAGGGATGTTCGTGGTGGTACACAAGTTCTTAAGTTAAATGAAAATCAAAGGATTGCAATTACTCACGAGGTTGATTTAGGAAGAGATTTCTTTGGGAGAAAAGATGGACACTATGTTCATCGTGCAATTATTTGGGATCATGATTGGAACATCCAACATCACACACAAGAGTTTCACTTCATGGGAACTCAAACTGATGTGGTAACAGGAAATCAATTTCATATTGAGTTCGCAACTGGTATGATGTTCCACAATAATAAAGTGTATATTTCTTATGGTCTGCAAGACAACGCAACATTCATTCTTGAATTGCCTATCGATGTCTTCACAGAATTTTTGAGTAGAGGTTAATATGAGTCTGCAAGAACTATTAAATGAACACGTACTTGATCCAAAAAACACATATAAAATGTTTGATCTTGCACGTGAGTATGATAAATTAGAACAAGGTGCTGCAGCAGTATCTTTCTACATTAGATGTGCAGATCTCGAAGAAGAAGATAAAGAACTCCAATATAAGTGTATGATTTATTGTGCACTTGCATATGATAGACAGGGTGGACGTAATTATACAGTGACAGGTTTGTTGCAACATGCGATTAGTATTCTTCCAACTCGTCCAGAAGCTCATTACTTTCTTGCGAAACATGGAGAAAAGATTACTGACTGGCGTATTTGTTTAAATCACGCACTACTTGGTTTGGAGTTTAGAGACAAAAACGATATTGGTATTGATTGGCCTGGCGAAAAAGAACTCTGGTATATGAGAGCGCTTGGAACATGGCAGATCTCTGGTGTTGAACATGGTCGTCAAATGTTGTTTGATTTGATATATAGAAGAGAATTCAAAGCAGAACAAAGTTTTACAAACTGGGTAACAACCCTTCTAAACGAAAAGATTGGATGGCCTGATGCAGTTCCTTACAGGAGCGAAGACAGGAGTATGTTTGCTGTTCAATTTGATGGTATAGAAAACATTAAGAAAAACTATTCAAAACATTTACAAGACATGTGGGTACTTGCATGTTTGAATGGTAAACGCAATGGTACTTACTTAGAGATTGGCGCAGGTAATCCATATACTCACAATAACACTGCACTATTGGAAACAGAATTCGATTGGAAAGGTATTTCTATTGAATGGTCTGCACATCTAGCTTATGACTTTGCGCAAAGAAGATCTAATACTATCATTAATGCAAATGCGTTAGAAATAGACTTCGAAGATCTTTTGGTAAAACACTGTATGGAAAACACAATTGACTTCTTGCAAATTGATACAGATGAAACATCCATTCAAGTCTTAAGAAATATGCCTTTCCATAGATACAAATTTAATGTCGTCCAGTTCGAACATGATGCGTATAGACTTGGTAATGAAATTCGTGCAGAAGCAAGACAGATAATGAAAGACAATGGATATGAGATTGTTTGTCAGAATCTTTGTTTTAGACCAGACACGGAATATGAAGATTGGTTTGTTCTTCGATCAATTATAGACAAAATTCCAACTGAACTGCATAGAGGTTCTGAAAAGAATTTCTTCTGGGATTATTTAATGTGGAGAAAAGGAGACTAAGTTTGAAAATTGTTGTGGTTACTGGGGGATTTGATCCACTTCATAGTGGACATATCGCATACTTTGAATCTGCAAAGTTTTTAGGTGATCGATTAGTTGTTGGTGTAAATAGTGATGATTGGTTGCAACGTAAGAAGGGCAGATATTTCATGCCTCAAAAAGAAAGAGCGTCAATCATTCGTGCATTAGAAGTAGTTAATTCAGTAGTGCCTCTTAGTAGTGAGATGGATGGTGATGATAGTTGTAAGAAATTTTTGGAATACATGTGTGCGCACAATCAAGAAGATGAGATTATCTTTGCTAATGGTGGAGATAGAAATTCTGGCAACATACCTGAAATGGAAGTTGCGGCTTCGAATTTATCTTTCAAATTCGGAGTGGGTGGCGAAGATAAAAAGAATTCTTCGTCGTGGATACTAAGTAACTGGGAGAAACCTACAACTCAAAGAAAATGGGGCAAGTATAGAGATTTAGATCAAAACGGTCATTGGAAAGTAAAAGAACTTTCAATCGAAACATCACTGAGTGATCAGAGACACTTTCACAGATCAGAACATTGGCATGTTGTTGATGGTGACTTACAAATGGACCTTGAATATTTGAATGGTTACAAAACCACAAAGATCTATCATTCTGGTGAAAGTATTGATATTCCTAAACAAACTTGGCACAAAGCAACGAACGTTGGTCAGTATCCGTGCAAAGTAATTGAGGTTTGGATGGGTGATGAATTATCTGAAGAAGACATAGAGCGGCGTTGATATAAATATCTATAAATCTAATTAGAAGTTCACAGGGAACACGTCATGGCACAGCCAGTTAATAGACAAGAATTTATAGAGTACATCCTAAGAAAAATTGGTGCACCAGTTATAGAGGTGAACGTTTCGGACGATCAGGTAGAAGACCGTGTAGACGAAGCGGTTTCCTTTTGGCGTGACTATCACTACAATGGTAGTCAACTTGTATATCTAAAACATCAAATCACACAAGATGATATTGATAACGGATACTTCCCCCTTCCTGCAAATATACTTGGTATCTCAAAAGTATTTGATTTGAAATCATCTATTTCTGCAGGATCAGGCGCATTCAATGTAACCTATCAATACGTTTTGAATAACGTTGCAGATATCACAGGGTATGACGTTGCAAACTATTATATGACAATGTCTCATCTAGAACTTCTTCAAGATATGCTTGTTGGTCAACCAATGGTCAGATATAACAAGCACGTCAACAGACTTCACATTGACATCACTAAAGATTTGTTTGTTGTTGGTGATTATATTGTCATCGAAGCATACGATGTAATCGATGCTGGCACTTATCCAGATGTGTGGGGTGACCGTTGGTTACAGAACTATGCATCTGTTTTGGTACGTGAACAGTGGGGACTGAACTTGACTAAGTTCGTAAACATGCAACTTGTTGGTGGTGTCCAATTTAACGGAGAACAAATTTTACAAGAGGCTCGTGCAGAAAGAGAAAAGATGGAAGAAGATGCAATTCAAAGTCTTCAACCACTCACATATAACTTTATTGGTTAAAACATGGCAACTTCAACCTTCTTCCGCAACACCACACATTTCAATGAACAACAACTCATTGACGACTTAGTTATTGAGTCGATTAAAATCTATGGCGTTGACATCGAATACTTGCCTCGTTTTGCAGGGTCTGTAGATAACATTCTTAATGAAGACGATACACCTCTATATAATACTGTATATAAGATGGAGATGTATGTCAAGAGTGTTGATGGATTTGAGGGAGAGGGTGACTTCCTGTCTAAGTTTGGACTACAGATTAGAGATCAAGTTACTTTCTCTGTGGCTATTAGAACATTTGAAAGATATGTCACTAAAGAAGATGCGACAAGAGAACGTCCATTAGAGGGGGATATCATTTACTTCCCAATCAATGGTAAACTGTTTAAGGTCATGTACGTTGAACATGAGAGTGTGTTCTATCAAAGTGGCGCACTACAAGTGTATGACTTACGTTGTGAATTGTTAGAGTACAGTAACGAAAGAATTGAAACTGGTTACAACCATATTGACAAA